AACTGATGAAGAGTTAGAAAAGATACAAAAATATCCTGGAGATTCAAGCTATACTAGAACTCCTAGAGGGCAGAATAGTGATCAAAATAGCGTTCAAGTTCTTTACTTTGAGTACAAAACATACTCAGATCAAGTGTGGAAAATAAAGCAAACAGAGCAGGGCTTAGAAAAGTCTCTTGAAAAACCAGATACTTATGCTCCACCGAAAAACGATAAATTTGATACAGTAAGTAGATCTATAGAAGTTTTATACAGCGGGGCTAAGATACTGGGGCACGATCAAATGCTTAGATGGGAACTAGCCGAGAACATGACAAGACCTTATAGCGATCAAACAAAGGTTTCTATGAATTATAGCTTATCAGCTCCTAGAATGTATCAAGGTAGAATTGAGTCTATAGTTAGTAAGACTATAAGCTTTGCTGATATGATTCAGGTGACACATCTTAAAATACAACAAGTGCTACAAAAGCTAGTTCCCGATGGTGTCTTTGTAGATGTAGATGGTTTGGCTGAAGTTGATTTAGGCAACGGTACAAACTACAATGCTCAAGAAGCTTTAAATATGTACTTCCAAACTGGTAGTATTGTTGGTAGATCCTTAACTCAAGACGGTGATCCTAATAGAGGTAAAATACCTATTCAAGAATTACAAAGTTCTTCTGGTATTGGAAAGATACAAGCTTTAATACAAACTTACCAGTACTATCTTCAAATGATTAGAGATGTAACTGGATTAAACGAAGCTAGAGACGGAAGTCAACCAGCTAAGGATTCTTTAGTTGGATTACAGAAGCTAGCAGCTACGGCATCTAACACAGCTACTAAGCATATACTGCAATCGTTGATGTATTTAACTATAAAAAATGCTGAGAATATTAGTTTAAGAGCGGCTGATATGATAGCTTTTCCTTTAACTAGAAACGCCTTAATGAACTCTATAAGTTCTTTCAATGTAGATACTTTAAAGCAAGTTGAAAATTTAAACATGCATGAGTTTGGTATATTCTTAGATTTAGAACCAGACGAAGAAGATAAACAATCATTAGAAAAAAACATTCAAATAGCTTTACAAACAGGTAGTATAGACTTAGAGGACGTAATAGATTTGAGAGACATATCTAATATGAAACTAGCTAATCAAATGCTTAAAGTTAAGCGTAAAAGAAAGGCAGAAGCAGCTCAAGAACAAAACCTTCAAAACATTCAAGCTCAATCTCAAGCTAGTGCTCAAGCGGCTGAACAAGCGGCTATGTCTGAAGTTCAAAAGCAACAAGCTTTAACAGAGACTAATTTACAATTCGAACAAGGCAAGTCGCAATTTAAGATTCAATACCTACAGCAAGAAGCAGAGATTAAGAAGCAGTTGATGGCTGAAGAGTTTAACTACAATATGCAACTAGCCCAGATAAGAGCTAACGCAGAAGGAGCTAAAGAAAAAGAAATAGAAGACAGGAAGGACGAAAGAACTAAAATACAAGCAACTCAGCAATCTGAGATGATATCACAAAGACAGAATGATTCATTGCCAACAAATTTTGAATCAGCCGGAAATGACACACTTGGTGGTTTCGGACTAGATGACTTCTAGTACTGTCAACAATTAACTATTTAATTATATTATATTATGGAGGAAGTAACTAAACAAGAAGGTGACTTTTCTTTAAAAGGAAAAAGTACCAAGCCTAAGCAACTAAACAAGGAAGCTTCGGCTATAACAAAGGTGAGTATCAAAGCCCCTGAGTTAGAAACTAAAGAGGATATTACTAAGGTAGTAATTCCAAACGACACTTTAAAACCTGAAGAAAATGCCATTCAAGAGCAAGAAACAAAGGAACCTGTGTTACAAACTGAACAGCCCAAAGTGGAACTGCAAGAAGTGGGACAAGGAGACGACAAACCCACTGAAGATGTTGTTGCCGAGTTTACGCCACTTCAAGAAGTAACTGAAGAAGAAGTAAAGCAAGTAACTAGAGAGGCTCAAGAAGCAGTAAGAGACGAGAAAGTACTGGGTAGAAAGCTACCAGAAAACGTAGAGAAACTAGTTAACTTCATGGAAGATACTGGTGGTACTGTTGAAGATTACGTTAGATTAAATGCTGACTATTCTAACGTTGATGAAACTCAATTACTAAGAGAGTATTACAGAAAAACAAAACCTTATCTAGATAATCAAGACATGGATATAATCCTAGAAGATTATGAATATGATGAAGATTTAGACGAGGAAAGAGATATACGCAAGAAAAAAATTGCGTTTAAAGAAGAAGTTAATAAAGCTAGAAACTTTCTAGAGGAAACTAAGAGTAAATATTACGATGAGATCAAGTTGAGACCAGGCGTAACTCAAGACCAACAGAAAGCATCTGACTTTTTTAGCCGATATAACGAAGAGCAGAAAGTAAACATTGCTAAACAGGAGAGTTTTAAAAACACTACTAACAATCTTTTTAATAACGATTTCAAAGGTTTTGATTTCAACGTTGGAGAAAAGAAGTTTAGGTATGGTGTTAAAAACCCTTCAGCGGTGGCCGAGCAACAATCAGATATCACTAATTTTATTGGGAAGTTCCTAGGTAAAAACGGTGAAATAGCTGATGCAGAAGGTTACCACAAAGCTTTGTATGCTGCTAGAAACGCTGACACAATAGCTCAACATTTTTACGAACAGGGTAAAGCCGATTCAGTCAAAGAGGTTATAGCTAAATCTAAAAACATTACAACACAGCCAAGAAAAACATCTGTTGGTTCTGAATTTGTAAATGGATGGAAAGTTAAAGCGGTTAATAGCGGTTCTGATACTTCAAAACTAAGTATTAAAAAAACTAAATTTAACTAAAAAACAATTATTATGAGTTTAACTCCACAATTCGGTTCAATCCAACCGAGTCAAGTACAACAACCTTTACAGAGTAACTACCTCCAGTTTAACGGAGCTGGTGCTGGAGCGAATAACTTCGCACAACAGTATTTACCTGAAATTTATGAACAAGAAGTAGAGCGTTATGGAAACAGAACGTTATCTGGATTCTTAAAAATGGTTGGCGCTGAAATGCCAATGACTTCTGATCAAGTAATTTGGTCTGAGCAAAACAGATTACACATCTCTTATAATGGAGTTGGTGTAGCTGCAAACGTTGGAGCTGCGGGTCCAACAAACATTATTACTGTTGGAGCTGCTGATACAAATGTTGTATCTGTAAACGACACTGTAGTTCTTTTAAACCCTGCTACAGGAGCTGAGGCTAAAGCTATTGTAACTGCTTCTGCGCCTGGTGTTGGAGGTACTTTCACCGTACAGTCTTACGATAACACTGGTCTTGGTGGAAACTTAGTTGGTGTTGGAGGAGCAGTTGTTGGAACAGGTATCAAAGTATTTGTATACGGTTCTGACTATTCTAAAGGATCTAATGTTGCAACTGGTGCGCGTGTATCAGTACAACCTTCTTTCACGCAGTACTCTAACTCTCCTATCATCTTAAGAAATCAGTATACAATCTCTGGTTCTGATATGTCACAAATTGGATGGGTTGAAGTAGCAACTGAAGACGGAACATCTGGATACTTATGGTATTTAAAAGCTGAGTCTGAGACAAGATTACGTTTCGAAGATTACTTAGAAATGAGTATGGTAGAAGCTGAGTACAACCAAGTAGTTGCAACTACTGCAACAAACCCTGGATCACAAGGATTATTTGCTGCTATTCAATCTCGTGGAAACGTAGAAGTAGGATTTACTGCTGCTGCTGGTTTAGATGAGTTTGATGCTATCTTGAAGAACTTAGATACACAAGGAGCAATTGAAGAGAACATGTTATTCTTACAAAGACAAACGTCTTTAGATTTTGACGATATGTTAGCTTCTATTTCTGGTGGATTCGCTGGAGGTACTGCTTTTGGTTTATTTGAAAACTCAGAAGAAATGGCTTTGAACCTAGGATTCTCAGGATTCAGACGTGGTTCTTATGACTTTTACAAGACTGACTGGAAATACTTAAACGATGCTTCTACGCGTGGAGGTTTAACTGGTATCTCTTCTATCGAAGGAGTATTAGTACCTGCTGGAACATCTACAGTGTATGACCAAATTTTAGGAACTAACATTAGAAGACCTTTCTTACACGTAAGATATAGAGCGTCTGCATCTGATGATAGACGTATGAAATCTTGGTTAACTGGTTCTGCTGGAGGAGCAACAACATCTACTTTAGATGCAATGGAAGTAAACTTCCTATCTGAAAGATGTTTAGTAACTCAAGCTGCTAACAACTTTGTATTATTCAAAGGAATCTAAAGATTCAAAATTAATGTAATTCTTACCCTCGTTTTAACTACGGGGGTAACTATTACTCTTATGTGACATTAGCTAGTATATATTATAGTAACAGGCTATTGTCATTAAATAAACATTTATATTATATCATATTATGGCTACAAAAGCACAAGCTAAAAAAGTTGAGGTAGCACCTCAAGTTAAAGCACAACCTACTAAGGCTGCAAAACCAAGTGAACCAACTTGGGAAATTAAAGATAGAATTTATTATTTAAGAGGCAATAAAAGCCCTCTTACTCTAACAATACCATGTCGTCATACTAGAAAGCATCCGCTTTTATATTTTGATAACATCACAGGTATACAAAGAGAAATAAGATACGCTACTAATCAATCATCTCCGTTAGTAGACGAACAAAAAGGAGAATGTACATTAGGTCACATACAGTTCGCTAATGGTGATTTAAAAGTACCAAAACAAATGCAAAACCTGCAGAAACTACTTTCGTTGTTTCACCCTTTAAAAGGTAAGATATATGAAGAGTTTAGCGCAGTAGCTGAAGCTGAATACGACTTAGGAGACTTAGATCTTCAAATCGATGCTTTAATTGCAGCAAGAGAAATGGAAGTAGATCAAGCTGAAGCTATCATGAGAGTAGAATTAGGCTCTTCAGTTAGTAGCATGAGTTCTAAGGAACTTAAAAGAGATTTACTATTATTTGCTAAGAACAATCCAGCTTTGTTTTTAAACTTAGCTAATGATGAAAATGTTCAACTTAGAAACGTAGCTATTAGAGCTTCAGAATCTGGTATCATAGTATTGTCGCAAGACCAAAGAACATTTAGCTGGGGATCAAACGGAAGAAAACTAATGACAGTTCCTTTCGATGAAAATCCTTATTCAGCTATGGCTGCTTACTTTAAAACCGATGAAGGTGTAGAAGTTTTCAGATCAGTAGAGAAAAATTTGAATTAACCTGTAATATTAATATAAGGTTCGTACACTCGGGCCTTATATTTTAACTTTAAAAACAATAAAAAAATGGCTATAGATATAGACAAAGTGTACAAGACTGTCCTGGTTATTCTAGAACAAGAAAAAAGAGGTGTCTTAACGCCGACAGAATTTGGAAAGATTGCTACGCAGTCTCAACAAGAAGTATTTACATCTTATTTTGATGAGTTAAATCAGTTGCTGAGAATGCCTCAGACTTCATTAGCTTACGCTGATAGAATGGCATTATTAGATGAAAAAATATCTTTATTTAAAAAGACCGAGCAGTTATCTATAGCAACTTCAGCAGTAACCCCAACGGCTTCTGTTCAAGAGCTTGGTTCTGTTATTTATTTTAACCAACTTACTCCATCGCAACCGGTATCTCCAACCGTTATTGGTAGAGAGGTTCAAAGAATACAACAGCAAGATATATATACAACTAATCAATCTCCGTTGACAGCGCCGACTGCGTTCTATCCTGTATATACTTATGAAAATAAAGTTATTAGTTTGTATCCTTCGTCTCTTACTGGGACTGTACAGTTAAACTATTTAAAATTCCCTTCAGATCCTAAGTGGGGATTTACTATAGAC